CACGACAAGCCCATTCCGCATAAAACGACAGGAAAAGACAAAACGTACAATCCTACCGAAAAAGGTGCAGGAATGACGGCTAAAGGTCGTGCTGAATACAATGCCAAGAATGGAAGCAATTTAAAGCCACCTGCTCCCAATCCAAAGACAGAAAAAGACAAAGGTCGCAAGGCCAGTTTCTGTGCAAGGATGGAGGGAGTTGTTAAGAACGCTAAAGGTCCAGCAACTCGGGCCAAAGCATCATTAAAGAACTGGAATTGCTGATGGCTACTAAAAACGGCTTGTATGCCAATATCCATAAAAAGCAAGAACGCATAGCCAAAGAAAAGGCCGAAGGTAAACCTGTCGAAAGAATGCGTAAGGTTGGAGAAAAAGGAGCACCAACGGCTAAAGCGTTTAAAGAATCCGCAAAGACCGCCAAGAAATGACTGAAACACTAAAGCCTTTTGGTAGACCAACTCTATATGACCCATCATATTGCGATCAGGTCAGGGAATTGGGCGCTTTAGGCAAAAGTATAGAACAAATTAGTTACAAATTAGGTGTTTCGTTAAGGACGATTTACGTTTGGAAAGAGGCTTATCCTGACTTTTTGCATGCCTTGGAAGATGCTAAAGCTGCAGAACAAAATTGGTGGGAAGAACAAGCTCAAGCGTATCTTTTAGAACATAAAGATGGGGCCAAGCTGAACGCAAGCATTTGGTCTAGAAGCATGGCAGCAAGGTTTCCAAAGAAGTATAGAGACAATACAAAGTTAGAGTTAACAGGTGAAGGTGGCGCACCATTGATTCCAAGTATTCAGGTGTCGTTTGTCAAACCTCCGATTGTTGGTGAAACGGATTAGCCCCGTGGATGGGTTTCATAGAAGTGTTGTCCTGTCCAACCCTGCTTCATGGGAACACCAACAATGAATATTCAAGAAGTCATTAACCGAGTTGAGTTTCCTGAAAAGCTCGAATGCTTATTCAATCCTGAGTCAGTTCGGTATAGAGTGCTTTTTGGCGGACGTGGCGGTGCAAAATCTTGGGGGGTGGCCCGCAGTTTATTGATTAAGTGCCTACAAAGGCCATTGCGTATTCTTTGCGCTAGGGAGTTTCAGACTTCTATTAAAGATTCAGTACACAAGCTCTTGAGCGACCAAATCTATGCTTTGGGGCTTGAGTCGTTTTATGAGATTACCCAAAACCAAATCAGGGGTAAAAATGGGTCAGAGTTTAACTTTGTTGGCCTAAAGAACAACGTCTCAAACGTTAAGTCGGTTGAAGGTGTTGACATTTGTTGGTGCGAGGAAGCACAAAATATTAGTAAGAACTCGTGGAATGTTTTAATTCCTACGATCCGTAAAGAGAAATCAGAGATTTGGGTAACATTTAATCCTGAATTGGAGACGGATGAGACTTACCAACGTTTTGTAGCCAATCCGCCTGAGAATTCGGTGGTTGTTAAGATTAACTATTACGACAACCCTTGGTTTCCTGAAACTTTGCGCTTGGAGATGGAAAGCCTAAAAAACCGTGATCCAATGGCTTACAGAACGGTTTGGGAAGGAATGTGTAGGTTAACAGTCGATGGCGCTATCTTTGCCCGAGAGGTCCAAGAAGCCGAATTTGACGGTCGCATAACTAAAGTGCCGTACGACTTTACCAAGCCAGTTCATGCCGTCTTTGACTTGGGATGGTCCGATGCTACTGCGGTGTGGATGCTTCAGTTTATTGGCATGGAAACACGGTTAATCCGTTACTTTGAGACTAGCCAAGAAACGATCACGTCAATCTTGTCTAAGATGCAAGGGTTTGGCTACGTTTACGATACGCTATGGTTGCCTCATGATGCCCATAACAAGACTTTGGCATCGCAAGGGCGGTCAATTGAGGAAATCGTCAGGTCATCAGGGTATAAAACTAGGGTTTTGGAGCGTGTGCCGATTGTCGATTCTATTAACGCTGCAAGGACAATTTTCAAGAACTGTTATTTTGATAGAGAAAATTGTATGGAAGGGTTACAATGTTTAAGACATTATCGTTATGAGGTTGATTCAAACACAAACCAATTTAGCAAAACACCGCTTCATGACAACTATTCTCATGGTGCGGATGCTTTTAGATATATTGGATTGATGGTGAATGAGCCAAAGCAACGTAGAAAGTCCTCCAACAATTACCAGTACGGTAGCCAACATTCATGGATGAGTTAAATGGAAGATTCACAACTTAGCGACTACGATCCTAGAATTGACGAAGCCAAGAAGTTTCTGCGTATGGCTAATGACGCAGACACCATGAATCGTCAGGAAGCCCTAGAAGACCTTAAATTCGTGGTTGGTGACCAATGGCCTGTTGAGCTACAAAATAGCCGTAATCTTGAATCTAGGCCTGTTCTGACCATCAATAAGCTCGATGGTTATTGCCGTCAAGTTGTGAATCAAATCAGACAACAAAGACCAAGACCCAAAGTTCACGGCATGAACTCAGATGCTGATGAAAAGACCGCAGAGGTCATTCAGGGCATCATTAGGCACATTGAGGCCAATTCCAACGCTGATGACGCATACGACCAAGCGGTTGATTATGCGGTGCGTATGGGATGGGGTTATATGCGTTTGCGTACAGACTATGTGTCTGAAGACTCATTTGACCAAGAAATCTACATTGAGCCTGTTGACAACCCATTTACCGTTTATTACGACATCAATTCCGTAGCCATTGACGGTTCAGACGCAGAGCGTTGCCTAGTCACAACGATGATGGCTAAAGATGACTTTGAGGCCATCTACCCAAATGCCGAGGTTGACTCATTTACTCAGCGTGGAACTGGTGATTCACAATCAGAATGGATTACCAAAGAAGACATTAGGCTTGCTGAATATTGGTACACAGTTCACGAACGTGCCAAGTTGATTCAGTTGAGCGATGGCACAGGCATTTTTGAGGATGAATACAAAAAACGCAAAGATTTGTATACCGAAGCAGGTATTTACAAAGTCGATGAGCGTATGTCGATCCGCAAAAAGATTAAATGGTGCAAGTTAACCGCCATTGAAATCCTTGAGGAAGGCGAATGGGCAGGTAAATACTTGCCAATTATTCCTGTTTACGGACGGCACACCGTTATTGGTGACAAGCGCAAGAAGTTTGGTATGGTGCGTCAAGCCAAAGATGCCCAAAGAATGTACAACTTTTGGCAAACCTCTATTACAGAAAGCGTTGCGCTTGCTCCTAAAGCCAAGTGGATCATGGCGGAAGGCCAAGACGAGGGTTATGAGAACGAATGGGCACAAGCCAATACCAAGTCTTATCCTTTGCTCAGATACAAGCAAACGGACATTGAAGGAAGGCCAGCTCCTCCTCCACAACGCTTGCAACCTGAACCGCCTCCTGCTGGTGTGATGGCTGCGGCAGCGGTCATTTCTGACGATATTAAGACTTTGATGGGCATATTTGACCCTGCTGAACTAAAGCAAGGCAATATTTCAGGCAAAGCGCTTAACGGTCAACAACAACAGGTTGATTTGTCTAATTTTGACTTTTACGACAACTTTACCAAGTCTTTGGCGCACCTTGCGACCTGTATTCTTGACCTGATTCCCAAGATTTACGATACCCAAAGGGTTTTACGCATCATTGGAGACGATGGCAAGCCTGATTTGGTGACTTTAAACGAGCGTGATGCAGTTAACAACGTTATTAAAAACAACGTGGCAACAGGTTTGTATGATGTGGTGATGGACACAGGACCTGGCTACAACTCCAAGCGTGAAGCATCAGTCGAGGCGATGACACCTATCTTAGCTGCTCAACCTCAGTTGATCCAACAGATTGGTGACTTGTGGTTTAGGAATCAGGATTTCCCTGGCGCTGACATCATTGCGGACCGTTTGGCTACGCTTAACCCATTGGCGCAGATTGACAAGAAGTCTGATATACCGCCACAAGCGCAGATGGTCATCAAGCAGTTGCAATCTCAAAATCAGCAGTTGCAACAACAAATGCAACAAATGCAGATTGCAATCAAACAACGTCAAGACATTGAGCAAGTTAAGCAAGATGCTGAGACTAAGCGCACGTTAATTAAAGAATCAAATAGGGCACATGACATTGAGTTGCGTGACCAAGAAAGACATCGTGACATGATGTTAAGGACGCAAACAACGGCACAAGACACGGTTACCAAGACGCAAACGCAATTGGAAATCGAAAACATCAAGGCAAATTTAGCAATTTATTTGGCGCAATTGGACCAATTATCCATGCGTGAATCGAGTGCTGAAGCTATTGAACGAGCAATTTGACAGAATTAACTAATTCGGGTTAAATTGCACAAAACCTACCTGTGGGTTCACAGGGCTTAAATCGTAGGGATACGTATGTCTGAAAACAACGTTAGCAATGTGCTAACAAGTGAAAATGCGGCTGAGTTCTATGCACAAAAATTGGGTTTAGCCCCAACAGAAACCAAGACTGAGGCTACTGAAGAAGTAGAGCCAGTAAAGGAAGAAGTTGAAGGGAGTGAACCGCAAGCGGAAGAGGAAGCCAAACCACAGGAAGAGCCTAAAAAGCAAAATCCTAAACTTGAGAAAAGATTTAGCGAAATCACTAAGCAACGTGAAGAAGCACGTAGGGAAGCGGAGGAAGAGCGTCAAAGACGTTATGAATTAGAGCAAAAGTTACAGAGTTATGAGAGGCAAGCGCAACCGCAAGTTGCACCTACTGATCAAGAACCGCAACCAAGCCAATTTCAAGACGCATTTGAATATGCAAAGGCTTTAGCTGAATACACCGCTGATAAGCGTTTTGAGGCGATGAAGCAAGAGGAGGCGCAAGCAAAGGCACAAGCAGAAATGCAACGTGTTATACAATCTTGGGCTACAAAAGTTGAGCAAGCGAAAGCTGAACTACCTGATTTTGATGCCATCGTTGCATCATCTGATGTTGTAGTGAATGATGCGGTAAGGGACGCAATTCTGGAGAGTGATGTAGGACCAAAGATTCTGTATCACCTAGCTGAAGATGCTGACTATGCTCGCAAAGTTGCGTCAATGCCTATTCGATCTGCTCTTAAAGAGATAGGAAAACTTGAGGCGAGATTTGAAGCGAAAGCGGAAGATAAACCTGTGGCAAGAAGTAAAGCACCTGCGCCTGTGACACCGATTCGAGCAACTACTGGTATAGCTGAAACAAAATTGGACAGTAATGGAAAATGGTATGGAAGCTATGCTGAGTGGAAAGAAGCAAGAAAAAGTGGCAAGGTAAGGTAACCCTTTTTTGTTCATCGAAATTTAATTTTTTTATAAAGGAGTAGTCATGAGTAACCAACTTCTGACGATATCAAAAATCACCAATGAAGCCCTTATGGTGTTGGAGAATGAGTTGACCTTCACATCAGAGGTCAATAGAGATTATGACGATCAGTTTGCCGTAGTTGGCGCAAAGATCGGCAATACCGTGAATGTCCGCAGACCAGGCAGGTTCGTAGGGGCGGTGGGTCCCGCACTCGTAATTGAAGACTTTAACGAGACATCAAGTCCTGTTACTTTGTCTACTCAATTCCAAGTGTCAACGCAGTTCACAACTCAAGATTTGGCATTGTCCTTGGACATGTTCTCTGATCGTGTTTTGAAGCCTGCAGTTGCTGCGATTGCCAATAAGATTGACCGTGATGGTTTGACTATGGCAGTTTCACAAACCGCTAACATCGTTGGTACTGCTGGTACACCTCCAACAGGATTGATCACCTACTTGACCGCAGGTGCTTATCTTGATTC